AAGCCGACCTCTACGAGGCGAACTGCCTGCCTACGCAGTGCCAGTACGACGAGAAGTACTCCGTCACCACGATCGAGGGCGTGCCCATGTGTCATGGGTGCGCTGCCGCTCACGACCGCGCCGTCGAAGAGTTGGTGAAGGCATGAGCACCACGCGCACCGTCTACATCCTCTGTGACGGTGACCCTGACGGAACCCTCTGCGACGAGGACTACTACATCCAAGGCGGCAGCGAGGTCACCGAGGCGAAGGTCCGTGCTGAAGCCATCACGCACGGCTGGCAGCGCACTAAGGACTGCCTCGACCTCTGCCCGCTGCACCGCACCGACATCTTGATCAACCAGATCGCGGCGTCGTCATGAGCACCCGGGACCAGCAGCAGGCGAAGTACTGGCCGACCCCGAAGGCCTACGCAGCCCTGACAACCAACCCGGACGGCCCCATAAACCCCCTCGCCGAGGACGGTGCGGCCCTCCTTGAACGCGCCGTCCTCGACGGGGGTCTCGCCAAGCTCCGCAATGGCAAGGCTGACCAGGGGGTCATCCCGCAGGAGGTCCACGACGTCGTCAACATCCTCGAGATCCTCGTGGCCTTGCGGGACGCGTCATGAACCCGGCCCCGACACTCCTCGACGAGTGGATCACCAACCAAGCCTTCTGGGGATTCCTGTTCCTAGTCGCCTTTGCAGGCGTCGTCTACTACGGCACCGAGTTCCTCAAACGGATGCACGCCGCCCGGGAGGACGACACGCCCGAACACCCCTGGCCAATGCGGCTCTGCCCCGGCCACGACTACGAAGCCGTCGACGGCAACTACGTCTGCGCCCATTGCGGCGACGTCGTGCGCCAGCCCCTCAACTGCGCTGGCCGCCACCGCTACGTCGAGACCAAGCAGTCGCTGCTCTGCACGGTCTGCGGATACCGGACGGCGCTGCCTTACGACCAAGACCTTGACCAAGCCACAGACCTCGGCCAGTGGAACAAAGAAATGGACGCGTCATGACAACCCCGAACACCACCCTCGCAGACCAGCTCGAACCCCTCGCCGGCGAGCTCGCCAACATCCAGGACAACATCGCCACCCTGCAGCTCGAGGAAGCGAGCCTCAAGAGGAAGATCCGCGAGTCCGTGCCCGGGCCTGACACCTACGCCGCCGGGAACATCAACGTGATCGTGTCGACGAACCGCAGGTTCGACCCCAAGCTCGCCGCCACAGTCATCGCCTCCGACCTGCTGCCCCTCGTGTCGGTCACCACATCGGTGGTCGACAAGGAACGCGTCAAGGTCCTCTGTCCCGACTCCTATGACGCGTGCTTCGTCGACTACGACCTCAAAGTGGCCCTCAAGTGACCGTCGTTCTCGAAGAGCAGAGCCGTGCAGCCTCGCAGCAGCGGGTCATCGCACAGTTCACCGGCGCCGACCCCACAACCCTCCCAGGCGAGCTTCGGGCCATCCTCGAAGCGGCCATGACCAACGCGCCTCGGTCGCTACAGAAACGCATCGGGCCCTCCGAGCTCGGTATCGAATGCGACCGCTGCCTGGCGCACAAGCTCGCAGGGACCCCCGAGCGCCCTGAAGCGGCCTGGCTCCCACAGATCGGCACCGCCGTCCACGAGTGGGCCGAAACTGTCATGCTCCGCCACGAACACACTCGCGGGACCCTCGGGATGCCGGGCCGGTTCCTGCCCGAATGCCGCGTCACCGTCGGGTTTGTGGGCGGGGTGGAGATCAGCGGCTCCACCGACGTGTTCGACACCCACACCGGCACCGTCGTCGACTGGAAAGTCGTCGGGACCACCACCCTCAAAGCCGCCAAGGCACACGGTGCCAGCCTGCAGTACCAACGCCAGGCCCACCTGTACGGCAAAGGCTGGGAAGACGCCGGGTACCAGGTCCGCAGCGTCCTCATCTACTTCCTCCCACGCAACGCCATGACCCTGGGCGACGCCTACCCGTGGCAGACCAACTACGACCGGGCCGTCGCCGAGGAAACCCTGGCCCGCGCCGACGACATCGCCGACGCCATCGACGACCGCGGCCTCCAGCAGGTCCTCGCCTCCATGCCCGAGCACGACTTCACCGGGTTCTCCTGCAAGAAGTTCGCCACACCAACCACCAACAACACGGCGCCGTTCGGCGCCATCTAGAAGGAGATCAGCCATGAGTACCCAACCAGCAGCCGACATGTTCGCCGGCGGCGACACCGTCCCATCCATCAGCTTCAAAGACGCCCCTATTGGTGCGTCCGTCACCGGCGTCGTCACTGTCGCACCCTCACTGGTCCAGTCCCGCGACTTCAAGACTGGTCAGCCCGCGTTCTGGCCCGACAACAACCCCAAGATGAGTGTTGTCACCAGGATCCTGGCATCCGGTGAAGAGCGCGGACTGTGGGCCGCGAAACCGTCCGCGATGTTCGCGGCGATCGCCGAAGCACAGAAGGCGGCTGGTGCGCTGATCGCTGTCGGCGGCACCCTGACCATCACGCTCACCGGAACCAAACCCTCGGACAACGCGCAGATGAGCCCTCAGAAGCTCTACGCCGTGGCCTATGTGCCGCCGAACGCGTTCGAGGCCCAGCAGGCACCCGCAACAGGCGGGGTTGGGCAGTGGGGCGCACAGTCGACCACCCCACCGCCGCCCGTCTGGGCCGCACCAGCGGCCGCGCCACCAGCTGCGCAGGCATGGCAGCAGCCCGCAGCCGCGCAGCCGCTGGCTGTCGTGCCCAACCCCGCACCAGCAGTACCGCAGACACCTGCGGTACCGCAGTGGACGCCCGAGCAGATCGCCGCAGCCCAGGCCGCCGGCATCCCACTCCCCGGCGTCACCTCCTGATCCTCGCCCCGGCCAGGCATGCCCCCTTCCCTTGCCTGGCCGGGGCGAACACCAACCTCAGAAAGGAACACGTCATGATGACCGTCGGCTTCCGGATGCCGGACTCCTGGTACGAGCCCCCGGACGAGCACGACTGCCCCGACGCGCCCGGCGAGTGCGAGTGCCGGGAGCGGGACGAAGACGGCCGTGACAGTGCGCTGGTCGACCGTGACGACGCGGACCACGGACGATGACCGGCCCCGAGCACTACCGCGCCGCTGAGCAGCTACTCAATGAGGCTGACCACCACAGCGTTCTCGGTGATACCCAGATAGCCGCCGCTCAGGTCCACGCCACCCTCGCGCTCGCCGCCGCGACAGCCGAGCCGATCGCCCAGTCGTACGACGGCCCCGACGACACCAGCATTCCGGCTGCCTGGTCGAAGGCCATCTCATGACCGCGTCCGCTGACGACGCCGGGCTCCACACGCTGAGCATCCGCCAGCCGTGGGCGTCCGCAATCATCATGGGCTACAAGGACGTCGAGAACCGCGACTGGAAGCCGCGACTGGCAACCCCGTTCCGGCTCAACGTTCACGCAGGCAAGACGTTCGACGACAACGCCTACCGTCGTGGTCTGCTCACCCGCGAGCAGTGCGCGCACCGGATGGGTGCGCTCGTCGGCATCGTCACCGTCGACTCGATCCACAACGGGTACGACTGCGGCGACGCCTGCTCTCCGTGGGCCGACTACCAAGCGCCTTGGCACTGGTGCCTGAGTAACGCGCACGCGATCGACCCGATCCCGATGCGTGGACGGCTCGGGCTGTGGGAAGTCCCCGAAGACACCTGGGGTGAGCCGTGAACGCCCGCGAAGCCCAGGCAGTCCTCGCCCTGCTACACCACCTCGACGGGTCACAGATCGTCGAGGCAGACGACCTCATAAAAGACGCCGACGTGCTGTATCTCGGCGCGTCCCTGCAGGGACCTCACGTCTCAGTCGATGAGGACATCCTGTTCGACACTCTTGCCGAGGTCGGACAACGACACGCGGACGCCGGCCGATGAGCACCAACGACATCGGCCTCCTGGACACCGTCCGTATTGGCAAAGGCAAGGTCCTCTGGCAGGTCGAAGGATTCGACGTGTTCGCCGATGGCAAGTCCTACGTGCTGCTGTGCTGCCTCACCGGATACGCCAACACGAGTGTCACCCCCGACCGGCTCACCATCGTCACCAAAGCGGACCAGTCATGAGCCTCGCCGCCATGGTCCTGTTCATCAACCAGCAACCCTGGGCCACCGATGCCCTCTGCGCCCAGACGGACCCCGAAGTGTTCCACCCAGACGCAGGCGGATCCACCCGCGAGGCCAAAGCCGTCTGCGCCCAGTGCTTCGTCCAAGCCGAATGCCTCGACTGGGCCCTGACCACCAACGAGCGCTTCGGCATCTGGGGTGGGCTGTCCGAGAGGGAGCGCCGCAAGGTCACCCACCACGTCCCCTGCACCACACCCGGATGTAACCGCACCTTCGCCAGCCTGGCCGGTGTCCACTGCCACCAGACCCGCGCACACAAAGCCGACGCCGCATGAGCACCAAACACGTCCCGATCTGCGACTGCGGGTGGCAAGGCTCACCAACCACGCCCGCCCGCGTCGCCTACTCCTTCCGACAATACTCATGTGCCCGGCAGATCACCAAGGACGCCAAGGTAGAGCACGGCCGAGCCATCGCAGCCCGGATCGACCACACACCCAAGCCCTGCCACCACAAACAGACCACACACGTCCACGGCACCCGCGCCTGCTACGTCCTGGACAGGTGCCGTTGCACTCCTTGCTCGCAGGACAGGGCACGGTGGGAGCGTGTGTCGTCCCGCGCGAAGGCCTACGGCCGCTGGGACAACCTCGTCGACGCCGGACCCGCACGCGAACACGTCACCGCACTCACTGCGCAAGGGATGGGGCTGAAGCGAATCGTCGCAGTCTCCGACATCTCCCAAGGCCTGCTGTGGAAGCTCATCTACGGCAAACGCCAGAAGGACGGCTCGCGCATCCCCTCGGTGCGGGTCACCAAGTCAGCACATGAACGGATCCTGGCGGTCCGCCTCGACCTGGCCGACGGCGCCTGCGTCGACTCCATCGGAACCACGCGCAGGATCCAGGCGCTCGTCGCGGTCGGCTGGTCACAGTCGAAGATCGCCGCCCGCCTCGGCGTGACCCCAGCGAACTTCACCGCGATCGCCCACGGGCGTTCCGGCGTGACCACGGCCCGCGCCAGAGCCGTCTCCGACCTGTACGACCAGCTGTGGGACCAGGTGCCCGAGCACGCCGAATGGCGCGCCCACATCGCCTACACCCGGGCTCTCAACTACGCGGCCAAAGCCGGCTGGGTCGTCCCCATGGCATGGGACGACATCGACGCCGACGACGCACCCCCGGTCGACGTCGTGCTCCTGAAACGCATCCCCAAGAAGGTCCACCTCGAGGACGTCGAGTGGCTCCTCGCCGAAGACCTCACCCTCGACGGCATCGCCGCCAGGCTCGGCGTCAAACCCAACACCGTTGAGCAGGCCTGCTACCGCGCCGGACGCACCGACCTCCTCGCCCAGTTCACCAGGCAACGCGACCTCGCCAACCGGCGCGATCACACCACCCCCAGGAAGGCAATCGCATCATGACGAAACTAGCTTCGAAACTCCCCGACGACCACGGCCTCACCAATCGGCCTCTCATCCAAAACCCCGAGGCAACCCACCTCATCATCGCCACCATCGACGTCAAAGTGCTCACCACAGATGTGGACACCGGCGACGTCGAACCCACCGTCCGGGTCCTGTCTGCCGAGATCATCAACACCGCCGACACCAAAGACGCCCAAGGGATCTACAGGCGCGCCCTCGAAAAGCGCACCGGGAAGACCGTCCTCGAAGGCATCGACTTCACCACCGGCGAAGTCCGATGACCAACATCGAAGTGACCTGCAACTGCGGATGGCACATCTCCTCGAATGACAAGGTGCTGGTCGCCGCAGCCACTCGCGCCCACGACGCGGTATGCCCGCTGCTGTTCAAACCAGACGTGGTGAGCGACTGATGACAACCAAGGCCACCCGCCACCCGAAAACCCCAGCACAGCGGGCGCAGGAGACCGTCGACATCCTCCAGCGCCGACACGCCAAGCTCCTGGCGCAGAGGACCGCCCTCGAGAAGCAGGCCATCAACCTGGCCACCGAACTCGAAGTGGTGAGCAAACGCCTCGACCATGCGAAGGCCAATCCTGACCTGCCCGCGAAGACCCTGCCCGGGCCGCGCCCAATCACCAAGGAGAACACGCAATGAGGTTCGGACTAGTCCCCCACGTCGCCGAGACCGCCCGCCCTTGGGCCGACGTCCGGCTCATCGGACCACCACCCGGACTGGATGACAAGGTCGGATCGCTCGTAGCCCAAGTCGACGACAGGACCGAGCTGGGCCGCGGCTTCCGGTTCTTCGCCGAACTCGAAGACGGCGACCTCGAAGCCATCCAAGCAGGCAACCCGATCGAGTTCGTCGTCTACGCCCAACAGATGGTCCCCGTCAGCGTCGCAGTCTGGCGCTGAAACCTCCGCGGCACCCCTGCCGCCGTCGCCGAGGCCACGACGTGAAAACAGCAGCACCACCCCGGCCCAACCCATCGACCTCATGGGCTGGCCAACAAAGGCATCACGACCGGAAGGGACACGGTGAGCAACGACGACCACGAAGGTCCCCGGCAACACCTACTACTTCAGAACGCCCTCGCCTGGCAGGCCGCAGGCTACACGCCGGTCCCCACCAAAACCGACGGCACCAAACACCCCCGCGTCCCCTGGGCAAAATACAACACGGCCCCCGCCACCGAGGGCGATGTTCGCCGCGACTTCACCGGACCCACCGACGGCATCGGCCTCGTCACCGGGGCAGCCTCCGGCAACCTCGAAATGCTCGAAGTCGAAGCCCGAGCCATCCACCTCGTCGCCGAGCTCGCCACCCTCATGGACGACAACGGCTTCGGCGAGCTGTGGAAAAGAATCAACACCGGCTACATCGAAGCCTCCCCATCCGGGGGCATCCACTGGCACTACCGCATCAGCGACGGACCCGCAGCAGGAAACACCAAGCTCGCATCCCGACCCGCCACACCCGACGAGCTCGCCGCCAACCCAGGCGAGAAACGCAAAGTCCTCATCGAAACCCGTGGCGCCGGCGGCTTCACCGTCATCGCCCCCTCCTCTGGGCGCACCCACCCCACCGGCAAACCCTGGACAGTCCTCACCGGGACCATGTGCTCGATCCCGACCCTGACTGTCGACGAACGCGACACCCTCTACGCCATCGCCGGGATCCTCGACCAGACACCCGCCATCGACGCCCCAGCCCGCCCCACCGCGCCCCGCGGCGCCAGTGACTCCCTGCGTCCCGGCGACGATTACAACACCCGAGCCACTTGGGACCAGATCCTTGAGGGGTGGACACGCACCAAACGCTTCACCCCCACCTGCTACGGGTGGACCAGGCCCGGCAAAAACCCCCGCGACGGCATCTCCGCCACCACCGGCCGCAACAACGGCAACAACCTCTACGTCTTCTCCTCGAGCACCGAGTTCGAGGCCGAGACTCCCTACTCGAAGTTCGGGGCCTACTGCCTGCTGCAGCACGGCGGGGACTACAAAAACGCAGCCAAACAGCTCGCTTCTGAAGGTTTCGGCACACAGCCCGGGCGCGACGTCACACCCTCCACCCCCGACGCACCCTTCGGCATGGTCGGCAACCTCGCCACCATCCACACCCTCCCCACACCAGCCCAACGCCCCGTCACTGTCGTCACAGAGCGCACCCTCGCCCACTCCGACGACGCCAACGCCCTCGCCCTCATCGACACCTACGGGCACGTCCTACGCCACTGCTCCGACCGCGGCCGCTGGTACGCCTGGGACGGCACCACCTGGGCCCAATGCCCAGCCACCTCCGGGATCGCCCGCGAGTACGCCAAACGCATCGCCCGGACCCTCCTCGAGGACAACGCCGGCGCAGTCACCCACAAAAAACGCTCCCTGTCCGCCGTCGGCATCACCGCCATGCTCACCCAGGCCGCCACTGACACCCGGGCCACCCTCACCTACGACCAGCTCGACGCCCACCCCTGGGAGCTCAACACCCCCGCCGGGATCATCAACCTCGCCACCGGGGCGCTCATGGCATCCGACCCCGCCAAGCTCCACACCCGCATCACCAGCTGCGCCCCAGACCCCAACGCCGACCCCACAACCTGGAACACCTTCCTGGCTGACACCTTCGCCGGCGACCTGGGCCTCATCGCCTACCTCCAACGCCTCGTCGGATACTCCGCCATCGGCCTCATCGGCGCCCACATCCTCCCCTTCGCCGTCGGATCCGGCGGCAACGGCAAAGGCGTCTTCCTCGAAGCCCTCGCCAAAGTGTTAGGCGGGTACGCCACCACCGCCCCCGCCGGCTTCCTTATGGCCAAAACCTACGCCGCACACGAAACCGAAATCGCCCGCCTCGCCGGCGCACGAATGGTCCTCTGCAGTGAGG